TATATGCTAACGGATCTACTGATTATTTTGAAATATATGTTCAACAAGGATCTGGTGCGGATAGATCTGTTACAGCAGTTAATAGTCCAAATATTACTTGGTTTAATGGTTGTATGATTAGGGGAGCGTAATAAATGCCTACTTTATTAACTGATATTGTCGCTCCAAGTAGTGTCGTTATTCTTGATGGCACTCAGACTCTTACTAATAAGACTTTAACTAGTCCAACACTAAATACTCCAACCCTAAACAATTCTGTTCTAACTGGAACATTAACTGCAGGTGGTGGTGTTGGAACAAACGGACAAATTCTTCAATCTACTGGAACAGGTGTTCAGTGGGTAACTAGAGATGTATCAACTCTAGATAGTTTAACTGATGTGGTGATTAGTTCACCTGAATCAGATCAAGTTCTTAAATTTAATGGTTCTATTTGGATTAATGCTGAATCAGATCAAGCAGTTGCTTCTGCAGTTTTTGCTGCAAACGCTGAATCTGATTTGGGGTTAGTGACAGATGGTGATGTTACTCTCACTGAAGATCTTGGTTCCGTTGCAGATGCTGCTACTTTTATCTACAATCTTGGATCTTTGGTTGTAGATGGTATTGTTTCTCTAAACAATTTAGATCAGTCCGTGAAGGCAGACTATATTGCCTACTCAATTATTTTTGGATTCTAAAGGATTATAAATGGCTCGCCAACTTGTTGAAAAATACATATTTACTCCAGGTGCTGCAAATGCTGGCACGGTAAAATTTCCAGGTAAAGTTGATGAAACTCAACTGTTAATTATTACCAACAAAACTACTCAAGAGAACATCTATGCTCTTGGTGATCCTACTCGTTCTGGTTCTTTAGCATATGATGCTGCAGATAATACAACATTCTATTCAGAGCAAGATGGTGTTACGACAGTAACGCTATCTAAAGATACTTCTTCAATGCTATCTACTGATAAGATAGCAGTTTATACAGACGCACCAAAACAAGTCGGTAATATTATTCGTCCATACGCTTTTGGTGTTGATGCTGTTGAAAGAATTCGTGTAGCAAATCCACAATCTCTAATTGATGCTGACTTTGAATATGGTTTACAAACAACCAAGTGGCAGAACTATGCAGATATTCGTGGAGTTCCAGGAATCTATGAAAAACCTGGTCTTGACATTTTCTTATCAAATGTAACAACTAATGGTGCATCTCCATCTTTAATTACAGTAACAACTTCTGTTAATCATGGATTATCTGTCAACGATGCTGTTATTGTTTATGGTTTAGGTAATACTAGCACTTCGGCTCGTGCTGAGGGTGCGTTTGTTATTAACTCAGTTCCTGATTCTACCAGTTTTACATATTTTGCAAAAGGTATTGTTGGCACTAATGCATTATCTTTGTTCACTGGTATCACTTATGCTCGTCGTGGTGGTTTCTATGCTGGATCTTCTTTACCAATTTCTTCTGTTGCATCTAATGGAGCAAATCCATCAGTAATTACAGTAACCTGTTCTGCGAATCATGGTCTAGTTCCAGGTGCACCATTAGTTGGTATTTGTACTTCTAGCGGAACAAATCATGCATTATTAACTGGCAATTTCTTTGCAGAAACAGTTCCATCAGCAACAACATTTACATTTACTGCTCGTGTTGGTGGTGCAGTTAATACCAATAGTATTGTCACATCAATGTATACTCGTTCTGATGCTTATGTTCTTCATCGCCCATTTGATGGTGGTGTTACATTATCAAACTTTGTCCCTTCGCATGGTGCTTCAGTTTCTCGTCAAACTAAAAAATACATGCGTTACCAATCTGGTAAAGGTGTTCTATGGACATCAGGTGTATCATTAAATCCAGTTATTAACTTAGACCAAATTTCTGCCAGCGGAACTACAGTTGGTTCTTTAATTACAGTTACCACTGAATTGGATCACTCTCTACAAGTTGGTGCTACTGTTATAATCTCAGGTGTTGTTACATCTGGATATAATGGAACATATGGTGTTAATACCATCACTGGTGAAAATACATTTACAGTTATTGCTGCAGAAGCATTAGGTTCTGCATCTGCAGTTATTACAAATATTCCTCGTGTTACAGTAAAGAACTGGCATGGTGCAACAGTCCGAGTTGGTCCATTTGATGATCAAAACGGATTGTTTTGGGAATATGACGGACAGGAGTTAGCGGTAGTTAAACGATCTGCCACATATCAATTATCTGGATTTATTGCTGTAACAGCAGGATCTCAGTCAGTTACTGGAACTTCTACTCGTTTCACTCAACAATTAAAAGTTGGTGATTCTATCGTAATCCGTGGTATGACATATCGTGTTGGTAGTATTTCAAGTGATACTGCTTTGACGATTAACCCAGAATATCGTGGTGTAAATAATTCATCTGGTATTAAAATGGCTGCAGTTATTGACACTCGTATTCCACAATCTCAATTTAATATTGACAAGGTAGATGGAACTGGTATTTCAGGTTATAATATGAATCTGAATAAAATGCAAATGTTGGGTATTTCGTTCTCTTGGTATGGTGCTGGATTTATTGACTACATGTGTCGTGGACCAGACGGTAACATGATTCTTGTGCATCGTTTAAAACAAAATAACTTGAACGATGAAGCGTATATGAGAACAGGTAATACTGCAGTTCGTTATCAAACTTTAAATGAATCTGTTATTGGTCGTTTAAATGAAGATTTAGATAACAGTGAAACATCTATTGATTTATTAGACGCATCTCGTTTTCCTGCAACTGGTGGAACAGTTCTTATTGAAAACGAAGTAATTACATATACAGGAAAAACAACTAATACATTAACAGGATGCACTCGTGGTGCATCATTCCAAATGTTTATTGGTGGTTCAAATAAAACATTTAGTGGTGGTTCAGCAGCAAGTCATAGCAAAAATAATGGATATACTTCTGTAACTCTTATCTCTTGTACTGCAGCACCACAGTTAAATCACTGGGGTTCTTCATACATTATGGATGGTGGTTTTGATACAGATCGTGGTTACTACTTTAACTATGCATCATTAAGTAATACTGTTACCGCAGCATCTTCTGAAACTGCTTTCTTTTTACGACTAGCACCATCAGTGTCAAATTCTATTGCAGGACAATTCGGAGATCGAGATCTAATCAATCGTTCTCAGTTGCTTCTACAAAAACTACAACTACAATCAGATAAATCTGTACAAGTTTATGGTATTTTAAATCCAGGAAATATTGATGCATCATCACTAACATGGACATCTGTTAATACAACAGCATTAGGTTCTCAACCATCTTTCGCTCAAGTTTCTACTAGCAGCACAACTACTGCTACTCCAGGTGAGCAGGTATTCTCAACTCTTGGACCACCAGCTGGCTTTGCTGAAATCGACTTATCAAGCCTTAAAGAATTATCAAATTCTGCCATTGGTGGTTACAGTAACTTTCCAGATGGTCCCGATGTCTTGGCAGTGGTTGTTAAGAATCTATCAGCCGATACCGCTACAGTTAACTTAAACTTATTCTGGTCAGAAGCGCAAGCATAAATATACAAAATTAGAGGAAATTTTAAATGGCAACCCAAGTACAATTTAGAAGAGGTACGACTACCCAGAACAATGCGTTCACTGGAGCGATTGGTGAACTAACTTATGACACTCAAGTTAAAACACTAAGACTTCATGATGGTTCTACTGCAGGTGGTGGTTCTGTAGTCACTATTAATGCTGGTACACAAACGCTTACTAATAAAACAATGTCAACCAACTCAGTTTGGCAAGGCACTGCTGTTGGTTTAGCGTATGGTGGAACTAATGCTAATTTAACTGCAGTTGCTGGTGGTGTTTTATATTCTGGTGCCTCTGCATTAGCCATTTCTGCTGCAGGTACTTCTGGTCAAGTATTAACTTCTGCTGGATCCTCTGCTCCAACTTGGACTGCACAATCTTCTCTTTCTGTCGGAACTGCTACCACAGCAACAACTGCTACTAATATTTCTGGTGGATCTGCTGGTTATATTATGTATCAGGTTGACACTAATCAAACAGGATTTATTGCTCCAGGTACCAATGGATATGTTTTACAATCAACTGGTGCTTCTACTGCACCATCTTGGGTTACATCTGACGTAACTATTGGTTCTACTGCTGTTACTCTTGGAACTACTGTTACATCTTTTGCTGGCATCACATCTTTAGATGGAACATCTGGCTCAACATCTTATTTTGCAACACCAACTGCACCAGTTCTTTTCGCAGGTGCAACTACTCTAACAATTGGTTATGGTAGCACAGCATCTTCTACTACTAATATTTCTACTGGTGCTGTAGGTAATGGAAATACTAAAACAATTAATATCGGTACTGGTGGTGCAGCTGGTTCTACTACAAATATTAATCTTGGTGATGGAGATGGTGGTACTGTTACAGTTAATAAAGATCTAGTTGTCACTGGAGATTTAACTGTTAATGGAACAACTACTACTATTAACTCTACAACTTTAGATGTAGATGATATTAATATTACTGTAGCAAAAGGTGCTGCAAACGCATCAGCTGCAAATGGTGCTGGTCTTACTGTTGATGGTGCATCAGCCACAATTCTTTATACTTCTGCTACAGATTCTTGGAACTTTAATAAACCATTAAAAGCAACAAACACTGATTACTGGTTAATTCCTGTCGGTAACATTGCAGCAAGACCTGGAACTCCAGTTAATGGTATGATTCGTTATAATTCAGAAATTTCTGCATTTGAAGGATATGCTTCTTCAGCGTGGTCATCTCTCGGTGGTGTTAAATCCGTTGACGGATACACCTACATTCTAGCTGAAACATCTGCTGGAAATAGTAATGGTGATCTAGATTTTTATGCTGAAGCATCTAATGGAACATCAACTATTCAAGTTGGTCAGTGGAACAGAACTAATCTAAAAGATTATACTGGTACATTAGTTGGCACACAAACTACTCAGAATGTGTTTAACGCTACTGCTACAACTGTTAATGCCTTTGGTGCTGCAACTACTTTAACGATTGGTGCTACTTCTGGTACTGCTACAATTCGAAACGCTACTGTAGCAATCACGAATGCAGCGACAATCGGTTCTACATTAGGTGTTACTGGAGCAACAACTCTTACTGGTGCTCTTGCTGCGAATGGTGGTATTACTGTTGACACCACTAACTTTACAGTTGACGGAACAACTGGTGCAGTTTCTACTGCATCTGACGCTACTGTACTGGGTAGTATTCATTTAGGACATGCAAGTGATACAACCCTTGCTCGATCTGCAGCTGGTGTAGTAACTATTGAAGGTGTTGAGATTGTTACATTATCAAGATCTCAGACTCTTACTAATAAAACTTTAACTCTACCAACTATTGGTACAACTGGTGCTGCATTTAGTGGTTCTACTTCTGGTACAACTACTGTTGTTGCTTCTGCTACTGCTGGTACAACTACTTTAACTTTACCAGCTGCAACAGATACACTGGTAGGTCGTGCAACTACTGATACTCTTACTAATAAAACTTTAACTAGTCCAACTTTAACTACTCCAGTTCTTGGAACACCAAGTTCTGGTACTCTTACAAGTTGTACTGGTCTACCAGTATCGACTGGTATCTCTGGATTAGGTACTGGTGTCGCAACTGCTCTTGCTGTTAATACTGGATCTGCTGGAGCAGTAGTATTATTTAATGGTGCTCTTGGAACTCCGTCTTCTGGAACATTGACAAACTGTACTTTCCCAACACTAAACCAAAATACAACTGGTTCTGCTGCGACATTCACAAGCACTTCACAAAACTCACAGTTTAACTCTGTTGGTGTAGGCACTGCTGCTTCTGCAACTGCTGGTGAAATTCGTGCAACAAATGCAATCACATCTTTCTATTCGGACGAGCGTCTGAAAACAGATATTACAGAAATTTCTGGTGCTGTTGATAAGGTTATGCAGCTTCGTGGTGTTACATTCCGTGCAAACGAATTGGCAGAATCTTATGGTTATGTTTCTAATAAAGAACAAGTTGGTGTCATAGCCCAAGATGTTGAAAAAGTATTGCCACAAATTGTGGTTCCTGCTCCGTTTGATATTATGCAATTACAAGAAGGTGTAGAAATTTCTCGTTCTGGAGAAAATTATAAAACTGTTCACTATGAAAAACTTGTACCATTACTAATTCAAGCAATCAAAGAACAACAACTTATGATTGAAGAATTACAAAAGAAGGTAGGCTAACATGGCTGTTTCTACAAGAGATGGATTAAAACAATACGCACTTCGTAATTTGGGTGCACCAGTTGTTGAAATTAATGTGGATGACGATCAATTAGAAGATCGTATTGATGAAGCATTAGAGCACTGGATAAAATATCATTACGAGGGCACTGAACAGATTTATATGAAAGCACAGATTCGTGCTTCTGAAATTGTTTTAACTTCCTCAGTTGCTGCTAACTTTACATTGTCTGAAACTATTACAGGTGGAACATCAGGTGCCACTGCACAAGTAACAAGAGAAACAGGTCGTTCTTCTTCTGGAACTTTACTTCTTGTTAGAAACATTGTCGGAACATTTACGGTTGGTGAAGTAATTACTGGTGCAACATCTGGTCAAACTGCTACAACTTCCACTATCACAAAAAGAGAATACGATAATAAGTACATTACAGTAACTGATTCAGTATATGGTGTGACTAAAATTTTAGCCATAGGTCAGGCATCGTCATCTAAGAACATATTTGATTTACAATATCAATTGCGTTTGAATGACCTATATGACTTAACATCTACCTCTATCATTTATTACAAAACTGTAATGAGCCATTTGGCTCTACTTGATTTAGAGTTAAATGGTCATACATCTTTCCGTTTTAATCGTAGAACAAATAGAATTTATCTAGACATTAACTGGGAAACAGATATCCCTCTTGGTGATTATGTTATCGTTCAAGGATACCGTGCTTTAGATCCAAATGAATTTACAAAAGTTTATAACGAATCATTTTTAAAACATTATGTTACTGCATTGTTTAAAAGACAGTGGGCAACAAATATTAAAAAGTTTTCTGGTATCCAACTTCCAGGTGGAGTTACATTAGATGGTGATAAATTATATGATGAAGCAGTTAATGAGATTAAAGAACTAGAGGATAGTTTACAAAATAAGTCTGCTCCACTAGACTTTTTTATAGGTTAATATGTCAACAACTAATGTTTATTTTTCTCATGGTACGAGAAACGAACAGTACTTAATAGAAGATCTTATTATCGAATCTTTAAAGATTTACGGTAATGAGTTCTTTTATATTCCAAGAACATTAGTTTCTAAAGACGAGATTCTTGGTGAAGATCGTCTGTCTCAATTCACATCATCATTTCCAATTGAAATGTATTTTGAAAATGTGGACAATCTTGCTGGGCAAGGAGCATTTATTCAAAAGTTTGGTTTAATGATGGAGCAGTCAGCTACATTGATAGTTGCTCGTCGTAGATGGGATCAGTTAGTTGGTCGCTATGGTCAAACTACTTTACCCAATCGCCCAAACGAGGGAGATTTAATTTACTTTCCATTAACAAAAGGATTGTTTGAGATTAAATTTGTGACTCATCAAGATCCATTTTATCAACTTGGTAAACTATATGTTTATAAACTACAAGTTGAATTGTTCCAGTATGCTTCTGAAAGAATTGATACTGGTATTGCAGCAGTGGATACATTTGAATCACTCAAATCATTTACTACAAATACAACTCGTTCACCAAATGGTAAGGTTATAAGGATCGATGTGACAAATCAAGGTTCTGGATATAGCACAGTTCCAACAGTATCCTTTACTAGTTCAAGTGGTATTAATGCTGCAGCAACAGCTGTTCGTGGAACTGGTGCTAATGCCAATAAAATTATTAGTATTACTGTAACTAATCAAGGATCTGGATATCAAACTGCTCCAGTAGTTTCTATTACTGGTGGTGGTGGAGCAGGTGCTTTGGCAACTGCAGTTATTGAAGCAGACATTGATGCTGTTGAATCTTATGGTGATAATAATAAATTTAAGACTGCAGCAGCAACTGATTTATTCAGTGAATCAAATCCATTTGGTGAAATAGATAGAACCAGGAATACTGAATAATGTTAAACAATAATGTATTTTATCACGGAACTATTCGTAAGTGCATCGTAGCGTTTGGCACTCTATTCAGTGACATCTATATTGATCGTCGTGAAGGGAATTCTGTAACAGGAACAGTCGCACAGCGTTTACAAATTCCTTTGGCATATGCTCCAAAAGAAAAATATCTAGTTCGTATTGAGCAAGATCCTAATTTAGAAAACAATACCTATGTCTCTTTACCAAGAATGTCTTTTGAGATTCTTGGATATAGCTACGATTCTAGTCGTAAGTTAAATCGTATGCAACAAATTAAATGTGGTGATGGTACTACCACCATGGACGCTATCTATACTCCAGTTCCATATAACATTGATGTTAGTTTGTATATTTTAACTAAGACTCAAGAAGACGCATTACAAATTTTAGAACAAATCCTTCCAACATTTACTCCAGAGTATACTTTAACAATTAACGCTGTTCCAGACATGAATGTTAAACTTGACATTCCTATCGTTTTAAATAGTGTAACTTCCTCTGATGAGTATGATGGTGACTTTCAAACTCGCAGAAATGTTACACATACGCTAACATTTACAATTAAAACTAATTTATTTGGTCCATTGGCTAATAAGAAAGTTATTGATGAAGTGTTTGCTAATGTTGGGCAAAATGAGAACTTTAGCAATCCAAATAGAATTTATACTGCAGAGGGCGATGTCACTACTGCTACAGTTGATACCGAATCTTGGACAAGTAATTTTTAAACATGGCTGAAATTTATAATGCGAATTCGAATCTAAAAGCAGCAGGTGTTGATGTTCAGTTTACTCCAGACGATATTAAGGAGTATATGAAGTGTGCTGCAGATCCGATTTATTTTATTGAAAACTATTGTTACATTGTAACACTAGATCATGGTCTTCAGTTATTTAAATTATACGATTGCCAAAAGAAAAAGATTGATGTTATCCATAGCAATCGTCGTGTGATTCTTATGGAAGGTCGTCAGCAAGGTAAGACTACAACTTCAGCTGCTTATATTCTTTGGTATACATTATTTCAACCGAATAAAAATGTGGGTGTTCTAGCAAACAAAGCAACAGCTGCACGAGAGGTTTTAGATCGTTATCAAACGATGTATGAATTACTTCCTAAATGGATGCAACAAGGTGTCACTACTTGGAACAAAGGTGATATTGAATTAGAAAATGGTTCAAAAGTATTTACTGCTGCAACTGGTAAATCTGGTATTCGTGGTAAATCTGTAAACTTATTGTATGTTGATGAAGCTGCAATTATTCCGAACAATGTGGCAGAAGAATTCTTTACATCAGTTTACCCTACAATTTCTGCTGGTCAGACTACTAAGATTCTTCTAAGTAGTACACCATTAGGTTATAATCATTTCTGGAAGTTTTGGAATGATGCTGAGAATGGGCGAAATGGATTTGTTAATCTGTTTATTCCATACTGGGAAATTCCAGGTCGTGATGAAGCATGGGCAAATGAACAAAAAGCCATGCTTGGTGAACTTAAATATAATCAAGAGGTTTTATGTAACTTCTTGGGGTCGAGTTTAACACTTATTAATGCAGATACTATCGCACAAATGAGTGTAGCAAATAGAGTCTATGAGAAAGATGGACTTGATGTTTATGTAGAGCCACAAGTTGGTCATACATATTGTTTAGTCGCTGATGTGGCTAAAGGAGTTGGTGGGGATTATTCTGCGTTTCAGATTATTGATATTACAGAAACACCCTATCGAATTGTTGCAAAGTATAGAAACAATGAAATTAGTCCATTGCTCTATCCTAATATTATTTACAAAGTTGGTAGAGACTATAATTACGCTTGGGTTCTAATGGAGATTAATATATCAGAGCAAGTTGCTCATATTCTCTATTCTGAGATGGAATACGAAAACATTTTATTTGTTACAAGACA